TTCCGTCTTTGTCTAAATCTAAGAAGTCTGGCTTTGCACCCTCTGATAATTTCTTTTTACAATCAGCTACCATTTGTTTCAATTCCTTCTGATCGCAATCAGGATGCATTTTGCAAATTTCTGCCACAGACTTTCCATCTTGACACATTTTTTTAACATGTGACATTGGTGGGCATTTCTTTTTGTCAGTTTCTTCTTTCTTAGCAAAAGGGTTAACACCCTTCTTGCTTTCTAATACACCGCGATTATTACTGCTTAGTGGACTTGATTGAGCAAAGTTTTGAGGAGCTTCAGCTTCTTTCATTTTTTGAAATTGTGAGCCTGCAATTTTTGTAGCAGCTTCTTTACCATACTTAGGTGTCAATTTACGAACTAATGCATCAAACCCTGTAGTAGCATTGTTATGCTTGCCAATATCTCCGCCTTCTTCCATTGGTTTAACTTGTGAACCTGCGCCTGCTGCTGGTGTAGCACCCGGAGCTGCGCCTGGCTTCTGCATTGACATTGTGCCATTCTTAGCTGCTTGTACTACTGCTGGATCTTGTGTAGTGATTGCCGGCATATTAGGGTTAGCAGGATCTTTAATCATAAAAGATGGCTTTGTTGCCATCTGCTGTTGCGCCTTTACTGCCGGTGTAGCTGGCATTGGCTGCACTGCTAAACCTGCTTCACTTAAGGCGTCATCCATTTGATCAAAGTATTCTTTAAGACTATGCTTGACACTAGGCTTTCCTTTTGGGTTAGGTGCTTTACCCATTCCCATTGCTTTGCTTAGTGCTGAACTGTCATATGATTTAACTTCACCTGAAGAATCTGCGTTCTTTGGGGGACGACCTTTGCCACGCTTAACAGCAGGTGCATCATTCATTTTAGCTAAACTTGTACGACCAATTGGTTTACCATATTGATCAGTAACATCGTCTGTACCATGTCTATTACCATATCCACCTGGACCTGCTTTGTGAACAGTTGAATCACCTTCGGTTAATTGGTCGAATGATTTTAATATATCTCTAATATCCATTTTGTTTTCCTTAACGGTTATATGCTGCGCCAGTCTTTGGCTTTGGTGGCATCTTTATAGTACTCATTGGGCTCTTATCACCCATCTTCTTATCATCTAAATATGGCTTGAACGGGTCAAACACATCTTTTGTTCTTGTTCCTGCATATGGAATATCAATCTTAGACTCTTTGGCTTGGTCTTTGATTGATTGTAAATATGAATCCCCATACGCTCTGCTTGCTTCTTTGGCACCGGGCTGCTCACCCATTTCTTCTTTATCAAGCAATGGGCTATTTTTCATTTCATTTTCATATCCAGCCATTTCGCTGTCAATGCTATCATCAAAATCAGTTGATATCATACGAACCATGTTAACATTGTAACCTAATAATTGAGCAAGTTGTTGTACCATTGGTTCTGTCGCTGGGTATCTAAACTCAACTTTAATCAATGTCACACTTTCGTTCTCTAAATTAGGAAAACCATATGGTGATTTCTGTATTGGAGTACTTTTTGGTTCGCCGATTTCCACTGGGTCAAACTTTTTTAGGTTGTACTTAAACATATCTAAAAAATTCTTATCAATGGTGCCGGCAATTTTGATAGTGTAGTTGTAAGTGTGTACACTTTCCATGATATATTGTTTAAGGCTTCGCATTTTTTATTCCTGTATATATTATTTATCTTTTTAAGTGGATTTTGCTGCCAACATCTTAAGCAACTCGTTTCTATCAAGTTCTCTTCCTTCTCCTATTGGAGTAGCTTCAATCTCTTTGTCCCTATTTGCTTCTTTTTGATCTAATTGTGCTTTTTTCAATTGCAAATCAATCATCTTTAGCTTCTTATTTAGTTTAGCAGTTTTTGCAGTAATAGCATGACCTAGCATAGTTCCAGCAACATTGAATATCTCACTAGCATATCTGCTATCCACTTGCATACCCAAATCCATTAAATCTTTATAGCTGTCTTGTGCTAATGTAGCAAGACTATCCATCTCATCATCTGCGGCTTCTAATCCACGTACTTGTGGCAATGCTTGTTCTATTTTTGATAGACTATCTAATGCCTCAGTAGTTATTTCCTGAGCGTTTTCTGGTGTTGGTTTTGCCAAGTTGTCTATTTCATCTTGCGGTAACTCAAATAATTCTTCTAATTTTTTGTTCATAAAAGTATTTAGTTACTTTCGTGACCCATTTCTAAAAAGATCATCTTCTGTAATTACGCGAAAGGAAAAACCTTGCATTTTACAATATGCAGTGGCCGCTTGCCATTTAGCATGATTAACTGCTACCACTGCTCTGTCTCTTGCACTTGCGGTTCTACTTTCAATTAGACTTTGTTTCTTGGGTTTAATTTCTACAACTTCAGCAATTGCTTTGCCAAATTTGTTTTGGTAAACAACAAAGAAGTCTGGAATATACATATGCATCTTTCCGTCTAATGGACTACGATAAGGTACAGACATTGATTCACTAGCCCAATGAGTTACACTTTTGTGTGTATCACAGAAGGTCATAAACGTTAATTCCCAACCTGATCTGTATTTTGGCTTATGCTTACCTACGTATTTTTGTGGATTTCTGGGAGTGAAGGTACCTTGTGCATAATTAGCCATACTTATTGCACAATATTACGTGCTACCGGTTGATTTGATTTTGGTATGATGGCTATGCCATATAATGACGTTTTGCTTTTAAAACTATTAAGATAATAAGCAAGAATTTGATTCATTTCCATCTTCTTTGTACCTTTGATTTGGTCTATTAACTCTAATACAGGTATCTGTGTTTCTTGTGCTATTCTAAATAACACCGCAGTGAAATTAGCTGCGATATTTTTAGTAGCACACACAGATACAAAATATGAATATACAATATCATATTCCACTGCATTAACCACTGCGTTAAATGCATAGAATGAATCAAAGATTCTAACTGTTTGATCTAAGGTTGTACGATTATCTATAATTTGAGGCATGTTTATTCTTTCTTACGGGACTTGTTTTCCGGCGTAAGGATTAGCACCAACTTGTTGTGGTGAGGATTGTGCCCCTGCTAATTTTGCGCCAGCAGTTCCAATAGCACTTTGAATAGCACCGAATACAGGAGTTGCTACAGTAACATTTCTATTTGGTGTTCCGCCTACTGAATTAATTATACCATTAACAACTTCTGATTTTGCAATATTCAATATATTTGTATTTTTAAATGTGTTATATGTAGTACCGGCTGCTTGAATTGCACCTAATATATTTCCATTAGCTAATGCATCTAATGTACCACCTACACCATCAACTAACCCACCTTGCCCTAATATATTTGAATTTGAACCGGGTCTTGCTATAGGGCTTAATGTTCTATCGTAGTTAGCTTCGTCACCGAATCCAGTAACAATGTTGCTAGGACTTTTACCATCTATTGCACCTTCATTATAAACTACTGTTTCGTAATCCACTGTCATTTGATGTTCCATTGTTCCATTGCCCTGAGCATAGTCATATGTATCATGGCTGAAAGATGTTATTATGGGATTGATCAATGTGTAAGCTACAAAATTATGTTGGTTGAAACCAAACACTGTTATATTTTTAAAGAAAGGTATTTTTTGACCAGTTGGATCGCTAGTACCACCTTGATAGCCCCAACTCTCATTCCCTGTAATAGATGGTTGATATTGTGTTCTACTATTATATGTGGCATCAGTTGCACCTGCGACTCCACCGCCGCCTGTTAATTGTGGTGTTGGGGTAGCTCCTCTTGCACCATTAAACACTACTTGTGGTTTTGTTCCATCAGCATAGTAGTAATTGTAATAACCCTTCCACATTCTTCTAATTGCATTTCCATTATCATCATGGAACGCAATAGTTATTGGATCGTATTTGATTTTTGTTTGAATAATACGTTTACGATTATATTGATTTAATGTAGTAGTATCAAAGTTAAAGCTGGGTAGTTTTACTGTTTTAACTAATAGTCCGTAATTGGTTTCTGGCAACCCAGTTGGATTAAGTTGGAAGTAAACATGAAATAGAAACTTAAATTTAGGTGCATTTTGATATGCATTGGGTCTAAACGTTTTGCTAGCGTGGGTGTAATCACGAAGGAAATCGCTGCCGAAAAATGTTCCGGCAGCGTCTTTTAGTACGTTTTGAAAAAATCCAGACATGCTAGATTTATTTAGTTAAGATTCTTATTATAAAGAACCACCAATACCTGTAGCGATTGAACCCAATGTACGAGCAATAGTAGAACCAACACCTGAACCAATTGGTGATTGAATTGCGTTATCAAAACGTATTGTCAATGCAATGGTTACTACATCACTAGTACCATAGTTCAATGTATTGTAGTTAGCAGTTTGTAAGAAGCAACCATAACATTCCCAAGTTTCTAATACGATTGGCGCAGTTGTACCATTGCCACCGTCTAAGATTTCAATGTTTGTTTGAAACTTGTAGTCTTGACCAGATGCAGCACTAGCTTGTTCAACAAAGTCCATTTGTTTCTGTAATTGTTGACCAACTAATTTTGTCACACTGTTTGAAGCATCATCACGAATGTTGACAGATAATGTTTGCCAAGCATGTTTGCCTGCCAAATACATTGTTGAGTTGTAAATTGGTAATGTGATTTCAGTAAATTGAACGTTTGGTCTAGAACACTCAATAACTTGTTTTGTTAATTCAATTGTACTTGTGTTTGTTCCAAAATTCAAAAAGTTAACTCTGAATCTGAACTGTAGTTTTGGCATTAATAAGCCCTGATTGCCACCGGCATTATCAGATGCTACTGTCATGTTGAACAATGATTGTGAGGCTGTTGCCATTTTATATTTCTCCTATTAATCTTATTTATCTTAAATAAACTGATAACCCCCGAAGGGGTTATTTTAGTTTAATTTAATGATGATAACTCACCTGTGTTTAACACACGAACCGGGATGTAGATAAATTCAGCTGCCTTGACTGGTTCAAGTGCAACGTCTACCCAAAGTTCATTTCTATCAATTCTTGCTGGTGTGTTATTGCTTTCATCACATATAACAAGATAATCATAGATTCCACGTTTTGCCTTCAAATCAAGCATTAATGTTTGAATAACACCTTGAATTTGCTGTCTTGTCAATGCATCGTTAGGTTCAAATACAAACGGTCTTGCTGCTAATGTTAATTGTCTACGTACATAAGCAATTAGTCGTGCAACATTAGTTCTATCTAATGCACTAG